CTGATCTATCATTAGGGTCTACCTTCAAGATGTTTCATAGGTTCAGACTTCACCTTCAAGATCCCCCTTAAAGGGGGGATCTTGATGGTGGTACCGTCAACCGAACTTGAAGGTACCTTCAAGTTAATTGGAAGGTTAAAAAGGAGCATTGGTTTTTTCCTCCAAAACATAGGTGCCATTCGTTAGTTTTTTGATGGTTTTTAGCCCCAAAGCTCTTGCGACAATTCGGTAGGCAGTTGAATCCGATATACCATCAGCTTGCTTCATAACCCATCCCTCAAGGTCTGAACGCGAGCAGGGATAGCCCTTAAACTTGGACATATCGACATCCTCCGCCTGCGGCCCCGGCTTCTTCTTAACTGCATCCCCAGCCTCAATCCATGCCATCCCATGATCGCTGTGCCTTAGATTGATATGTGGCTGCACTGAATTTTGCGCCACGATGCCAGTAGAATTGAGATTAGACCGCTTTCCGCGCTTTGTTACCTCAAGGCGATATAGGCGTTTTCCTTCGGCATCCTCGCCACAAGGCGCCAGCATTAAGACTGATCTGGCCCAATTCGTCAGCTCGCTGGATCCAAATCCAGAATAAGCCTTATCATGCCCCTGATACCCGTTGCCCTCTTTGATTGGTTTTGGCGTGTGGTGGATCAGCATCCAGGCAAACCCGGCAGACAAGGCAAGCGGGTTAAGCAGATTACGCAGAAAGCCACCTGCCGTCTCTTGGTTGCTTAAATCGCCACCTATAAAGGCCAACAGCGGATCCGCCCAAAATAGATCAGGACGATGCTTTTCAGCCAACCGGCGAGCCCGATCCACAAAAGCCGGCCCCGTGCTGCTACAATCGCGAACAATGACCACATTCTTTTTCACCATCTCTAGCTCTTTAGGACTAAGCTCCATGGCCTTCACAATTCCCTGTACCGCCTCTGCCACATCACCTTCGTCATTCTCGGCTTGGACGATCAGCGATTTTAGCCCTTCGCCTTTCGGATCAATACCAAAGAACGAACGCCCAATCGCCCAAGTGATGGCTGCCTGCAAGCAAAGCACGCTCTTGCCCAGCCCACTGGATCCAACCCAAAGTGCCGATCCGCCCCGGCAGATCCACCGCTTGCCTAGAAGCGTGGTGGGATCGTCGGTCTCCTTAAAGGCCAGTAACCTGTCCCAATCGCATGCCTCTGGGATATCCCCGTAAATCACCTTCTCTTTCCATTGCATGAACGTAATCGCAGGCTTGCCGCACTCCACCAGCTCCTGCTGTTGCCCCGTGGCCGTGCGCATCGCTCCGGGCAACCTAGACAAACGCCCGGCATCCTTGTTGGCCGGATCCGGCTTGGAATGCTCTAGGTGCTTGTAAATGAACTCAACCCGATCCTTGAACTCCTGCTCCCCGGACGCATCTACAGTCACCCAAGCATGCAGACTGCGAGCACCGCTCTTGATGATTGCCTTGGTGGGCAGCCCGGAGCGCTTAATGATCGCCCACTGCTCGGCGATGGTGCTTTCATCGAACTCGATCAGGGCATGCTTGAATTTTACAATGTTTTCCGCCTTCCGCCCCTTGCGGTTGTTGGGGTTAATCGACACATACACGCCCACCGCATCCCCCTGCCATTCCTTCAACCCATCGCCCTTAAACATCTCCAGCCATTCCTCACGTGTCCGGTTCTCTCCAGCTCCATCCGGGCGCTCTCGGTCGCCGTCATTAATGGAGCGCGTAATGTTAATGTAATCGCCTACTTCAAAGGCAGTCGTTAGGAATTTCTCCACCGGCCCGTTTTCAACGCTGATGGGCATTGTTGGGATATGCGTCTCCTTGACGATGGTCAGTCCCTGCATCTTGTAAGCTGACTTCGGCCTCCACGGCTCCCGGGCCGGCTTGCTGTAAGCGCTCTTGACGGCCGCCACCGCTTCCCGCTGCGTAATCCCCACCTTCATGCCCCACGCCTCCGCCTCCGTTTCCGCATCAAACTGCGACAATCCTTGATCCCGCATCTGGCAGCACAGTTTGAAAAGTTGCGTGTTGCGCTCCCCCTCCGGCGCTCCGTTGTGATAGATGGCCTCGACGGCCGGCGGTAGTACGGGAATCATTTCTTGGCCTCCATGTCGCGTTTCTGATATGCCTCGGCCCGCTTAAGCAGTTCCTTAATCACCACGTGCCCCAGCTCAAAACATTCCAGCGCCTTTTGCAGTTTCCAGTGCAGGCCGATGGCCATGTTGGGGTCTTTCATGGCCTCCCGCAGCCTGGCAATGCCACGCTTCTGGACGTCGTCAGTGCAGCGGATGCGTTTTACGCTCACCACTGCCCAATCCCAAACCGCCCTCGGTTTGCTCTGATTTTTGCGACGACCTCCTCCCACTCCTCCATTGACCAAATGCCGATGATGCGAGCATCGAAGAAGGTGATGAGTTGCGGGAGGGTCATTTTCGCTTTCCCAACACGCACTCCGCAAACAACCAGACGCAGTACAGCAACGTCAGCATGACCAAAAACTCGGCATCGATCCCATCCCGCCACCACTTGCGAGCCGTTCCAATGATGCCAGTGACGACGGCCACGGCACCCACGGTCGTCATCGCCATCACAATAAATTTGTCATAGCGGCTCACAACACCGCCTCCGGCAGCGGCCCCGTAATCTTCCACACGTAATTGCTGCGGTCGTATTCCAGCGGGTATCCAAAGAAATCCCGCAACAGATCCATGTCCCGGCTGACTGTCTTGTAGGAACACTCAAGCTCAGCGCCTAGCTTGTGGTGGCTAGGTAGGCACAAGTCGTGCCGCAGCTTGGTTGCGATGACGCCCAGCCTCCGCAATGTTGGCCTGGTATCTCCGTTCCTTAACGCCCGCTTGCGCCGGCTCATGATCGTGGCCTTGGCTGTTTTCACCTACTCACCTCCACCGTTGCCACCTTGGGTAACCGCATGGCGTTGAACTGCGCTTCACTGTCGGCAAACACGTCCACCACCGGCATCCGGCCCTTGCTGGCCTTCTTGCTCTTTACGGCCGTGCCGGTATCCACCGCCACCCACTCCCGCTTTCCACCCATCACGCGGATCTTGCTCCACAGCGGAATGATGTCGGGATCCACCGCACAATGGCGGCCAGCACGCAGCTTAGTGCCGGTGCTGGATTGATAGCGGGTACTCCACTCGTCCTCGCCGGGCCAGTAGCCGGTGATCCGCACTTTCATGCGCTTGGCTTCTTTCTGCGGCCGCATGTCGATCATGACGTTGGCGGCCTTGCCGGACGTAATGCCGAGGATCGCGGCGATGTAACACAACGATCTCACAGGCCTTCCCTCATGCGATCGATCAGGTCATTCTCGCGGGCTTCGCTTGCGGCCAATGCGGCACGTGCTTCTGCCAGTTGCCTAGCCAACGAACGAACGCGATCCAGTAGCTGCTGGTAAGTGGAGTGCTCGGGTAGAATCTCAATCATTCTGCACCGCCCTCGGATCGTATTTTTTTTCTGCCCGCCAGATAACACAGATGGCTTGGAACACCTCAAACGCCGCCTCCACCTCGTCCGGACTCCACTCCTTTTCGCTGATGGCTCCGGTGGCCGGATCGATGTAGACGTTACGGCACCAGGTCGGCTCCTCAAAGTGGGCGAAGCAGTATGCGGATAGCTGGTAGAGATCCGTGCTGTAGCTCTCGGCCTTGTCGTCTCCGCTTTTGCCTTTCTTAAACTTCCGAGTCTTGAAATCAATCACCTCAACGCGTGGCCCGTCTGTAGCTACAATCTCCGCAATCAAATCCACCCGGCCGGCATAGCCCACTTCCTCATTCACCAGCACCTGCTCCGCCGCGTGAGTCTTGTGCACCTTCTTGAACCAAGCCGTCAGATTGTCCCAATGCGGATCAAACCCTGCTCGCAGGTCAGATGGCTTAGGCCCATCCACGCCAATGATCTCTGCCAAGGTATGGACGTACGTGCCACGATCTGCGGCCGCCTCCAGCTCTCCCTTGCTGGCCGCCACCACCCGACTGGCAAAGTCCGGATCCGCCTCGCCATCGACTCTTGGCAGCGTCAAGGATTGCAGGATGGCGGTCTCTTGCTTCCAGTTGTCCAGCCCTGGCTTGGCCAAAATACCAAGTGCGTTGGTAACGCTTGGGAACGCTCCCACCTTGCGAGCGTCCCGCAGGTTGCCATGCACCGGCTCACCCGCGCTGGTGTAGTAATGGGAATTTTCGGACTGAGCGGTAGCAATTAACTGAGGCATGTTAGGCGTTCCAGTTGATCAGGATCTTCCACGTTGAGACGGCCGCGTAGGCCACCAGCATGGGGAATCCGATACGAACGATGATTTCTAATGTTTCCATATTTTCCTTTCTTGCGCTGGCCGCCGCCGGATCCGGGGGGACACCGGCGACGGCCCCGCTTGGTTTGTTTTTCCTCCTGGCAAATTAGAAGGGGACGTTGCTTCCTTCCGGGCTGTAGTTGGCTGCGACAGGCTGCTCTTTGGGCGCTTGGTCTTTTTTCCGTACGTAATCTTTGGTAACGACCAGCTTGGATTTCCCAGCCTTTAAAACGCTCTGAACATTTGCATACGTTTTTCCGTCTGTCTCATTATGAGCCACAACTATCTGGCAATTTTGTCCAACAAGTTTTTCAAGCGCGAAATCAATAGGCGGAGCCTTGCCAAACCAGCTTTTTAAGTCCTTAAAGATTGTGCTTGTTTCAAACATTTCAAGCTTTGCAGGATCTTTTCCAAAATTGTACCTGCGATTTATTGTGTACGGCCTACCGTCATTCATTTTTTCTGACAGCTGCCAAACAATTACAACCTTATGTTTTTTTTCTGTTTTTCCCTGATATGATGAATCAAGAAACCCAGCGTAATACACGTCGCAACAAATTGCGTCATGTATGCCTTCTGGTGCATTGATGTATTTTTTTTGATTTGTTGATGAGCTTACTATTAGTTCCATTTTATTTTTCTCCTTTTGGTTATTCGTCATCGACGAAGTCGTTATTTGTGTGTGCGGGGTTAAGATCGACAAATTCCTGATCCGCCAAGTGCCATGCGATTTTGTGCTTTCTGGCCAAATCCTTGGCCGTATCCCACTGCCCCTTGGCTACGGCATTGACCACACGCTCTGCCGAATTGCGGCAAGCCATCACCTCAATGTTTTCAATCAGGCGAAATTTTGTGCAGTCGCTCATTTGGCCTTCCGGGTGATCAGCGCCTTAAGCCAGTTCACCACCATCAGCACGTTCTCACTGGTCAAGCATTTGGTCGTGAAATGGATCACGTTCCAACCCTCCATGATTGCCAGCCGGCCCTTCTCCGCATCCTTCACCTGCCCCATCCCTCCGCTGTGGCGGCCGCGAGGCAGGAAAATTCCGCCGTCCAGCTCGATGGCTGCCTTGGCCGCCATGTGAGCGTAATCAAACCGGAACCGGCGGCCGGGATAGAACGTGACTTCTTTGGTCAGCGCCGGCCCCTTATGGATCGCCCACAACCGCTCGAATTGATGCGCCAGGCGGCTCACAGCAACCCTCCAAAATTATTCGGACGCCATGCCCAGGTTAGGTTCGGGATTATAGACCCACTGCTCCCAGCGTAAGCCTGAGCCTCACTTACAACGACGG